TTTAAAATCATCCGCTACTTGCTCCCAGTTATCTAAGTTTTTTTCGTTTGCTGCAAAGTCTAATAATCGTTTAGCAGCCCCAGAGGAATACGCTGCAACTGCTGCTGTTGGGTTGTCCTTATGATTTTTATATTTGCCCCACATTTGTCTAGCATAACCATAACCTGTTTTAACCGCGTTTCTTAAAATACCTGAAGAAGCTATAGACGCACCGCCACCTACCAGACTACCTGCAACTTTACCGCCTGTTCCTGTTTCTTCTCCAGTTACTGCTTTTTGTGCCTCTTCACCTAAAGTACCTCCTAAGTCCATTCCAACACCAAGATTAAACAAAGTAACTGAATCAGCAGCAGATTTTTTAAGAGTAGCTTTTACTCCGGTTTGTGCTAATACTTTTAAAGCACCTAGTCCAACGTAATTTAGAGGATCAGAAGCAGCTTCAATACCTGATCCTACAAATTGTGTAATATATCCTGAGTTTTCAGGTGCGGTCATTTCAGGTTCAACTCCAGTGTAAGGAGTCAAAGCATTAAACATTCGATTGTAGTTGCTACCAAAACGATCTACTATTCCCCCATATTCAGGAGCAGCTTCTCCAGTAACAGCAGCTTTTACAATTTGATAAGGTCTTTTTATAAAAGGATCAAGAAAAAATGTATCGATAATTGATTCACCTATAGCTAAACCTGAACTAAAACCTCTTTGTGATTTCTCTAAAAAGTATTGTGGTAGCCCTTCAGCAGCCCCTTGAGTGCCTCCTTGCATAACAGAAAATAACCTAGCACCTTCTTTCTTAACGTCTTCGTCATCAAAACCTTCTTTACCGTCAAATTCATAGACGTTTCCATCAGGTGCTTTATATTCATAAGTTACAGTAGCAGAGCCGGTAGGAAGTTCGTTGTTTAGTTCAGAAAATAACCTAGCACCTTCTTTTTTAACTTCTTCATCATCAAAACCTTCTGCACCGTCAAATTCATAAACGTTTCCATCAGGTGCTGTATATTCATAAGTAGCCATTAATTACCCCCGCTCATTATTCTACTTCTGTTGTTGCCACCTGTTGGAGTGTCTGTTGTTTTTGGTCTTAAACCTGAACCCCAAGAACCGCCACCTTTACCTGTGTCTTTTGTGTTTAAATATTTTTCAGCAGCAGGGCTTAAATTAACGTCTGGAAGAGCAGCGTTAATATAATCCATAGGAATCATAGTAGCGAATTGCGTAGTAAACCTAAATTTGTCTAGTTTATATCTTTCATTAAAAATTACTTCCATAGCATTAAGAACGTCTTCTTTAAAGTCATTAGTTTGTTCGCTTGCAGTTCCAGATATAAATTTATTTAAAGAACTAACTACTCTTTGAGGAAAACCTCCTGCAGAAGCTACTCTTTGAACTTCTGCTTCTGTGAGACGGCTATCTCCAGTTGCTTGAGCTAAAAAGTTGTCTAAAGCTGCTTGAGCAGTAGGGTTTTTACCTTCCATGACTAATTTTAAATTAGCTCTTGCTTGTCTTACTGCCTGTAAACTGTTACGAGTGTCTACATTAACTTTTTCTACTATATTGTTAAAAGAAGCTATATCTTTTATATCAAGAGCGCCTGTAGATGCTGCTTTCTGCGCTGCAATAAGATTTTCTGTTTCTTGTTGTTCTAAGGCGTTCTTGCGATCACTAAAATACAAAGCAGCTTCTGGCATACCAGCTTCAGAAAACCGTTGTGATAACGTAGTTAATTGACCTACATCATTTAAATCTTCGACACCTACGTCAGCCATTATTTGCCTAGATTGAATAGACTTAGCTAATCTAGGATCCGCCATAGGAGCATCACCAAACAAAGCACCAGCAATGTTACCAGCACCACTAGCTATGTTGTAGCCAGACTGATAAAACTGTCTAGCCATAGGGTCTTGATAAGCTGCTAAAGTATTCTGCAACTGTTGCTGTTGTCTTTGTTTACCTGCTTCTTGCTGTGCGTAAACTATCTCTTCAGCAGAAGGACCAAATAAAGATGCGATTGAACTAGCCATTATGTTTCCTTAATTTTACGATAACGGGGTAAAAGCTCCTGGACCACCTTGCATACCTGGTATTCTGTAATCTACAGGAGGAGGTGGAGGCGCAACTTGAACAGGGTTGTTCACTATAGGAGCAGGAGTTTGTCCACCACCGTAGATGTCTCTATACAGAGCATTGTTAGCGTAGTTCTGTCCTGCTTGTGCTATACCTGCACCAAACCCTGCTGTCTGAGCAGCTTGAGCCTGTGCAGCTTGAGCTTGTAGCGCAGAAGCAGCCTGTTGACCACCAAATAAAAGATTACCTGCGTTAGTATTAGCAGTTGTTATCTGCTGTCCTAATGCTGTACCAATGTCCATCGGCTGTCTTGCTACCTGCTCTAAGTTCTGAGCAGTCTGGAACTGACTTGTAAACGGAGACAACGCAGCTTGTTGTGTCTGGAAACCTTGACCTAAAACACCTGCGCCAGTACCAAACAAACCAGCAGCTTGTTGCGCTCTGTTCATAAAGGTTTGATCTACGTTAGCTAATAACTGTGCGTCTCTACGACTACGAGCTTCAGCTAATGCCTGTAGTTCTGGTTGTCCACCAGTACCAACACTCAGCCCTCCTCGACCACGACCAAACACACTAGCAGCTAGTCGTTGTTCTTCTTCAATATCATAAGGACGTAGCAATCTTTGTTGCTCTGCCATGATCTGTTCTCTGCTTTGTGGTATCTGTTCCCCACCTAAAGCAAACAGTCCTTGAGCAGCTTGTTCAAACTGTGGTTGATAACCAGCAGCACGTTCGGCTTGACCCAGGCTTGTCCTGTATATCCTACTTAATTGATCTTGTAAACTAACTAACTCAGGAGAGCCTTGATATGTATAACCGCCTACTCTACCTTCAGGATCTATTTGTGGCGTAGCAGAACCAAACCGAGTAGTAATCCCTACTGGTCTAAATCGAGCTTCTTCGGCAGCTATACGAGCAGCTTCTACAGTTGCTGCTGCTTGCGCTCTAGCAGCTTCTGCTGATTTCTTAGCTGCCCTGCTGCCCATTAAGCCACCTACTACTGTAGATACTCCTGACGCTATAGCTGCTCCTGTTACCGGATCTATTGCCATTTTACTTTTCCTTTATTAAGCTGTTCTCTTCCACATATAAACTACGATGTATGGTTGTAAGTTCTTACCTGTTGCTGATTCACCTGCGTCAGCTACTGTTGTACTAGATGTTATCTGAGCATAACCTACACCTGTATTAGCAGTGCTTGTACTTACCCAAAAAGTAGAACCACCTGTACCACCTTCTAGTCTTTGATACCTTGTGTAAGTGTGCTGGTGTCCTGCGTCTGTTGAAGTAGTTGTAGCTGTGTGGTTATGCGTAGGTATAATCGCATCTTTAGTACCACCAGTTTCTCCTATAGTATCAAAGTCAGTGTCAGTAGCATCTAAACCAATAGGAACTTTACCTGCTCCAAATGCTACCCAAGTACCAAAGCCTAACAGGGTAGCAGGATTAGTAGCCACAGTAGCGTTCATGTAAATAGAACCAACAGGATACGCACCAACTAAAGCTGACTGCACAAAAGCTGTTGTAGCTATTTGTGTGCTAGATGTTCCTGTAGATGCTGTAGGTGCTGACGGTGTTCCAGTAAACGTAGGACCATTCAGATCAGCCTTAGATGTCACAGCAGATGCAATAGCTGTATACTCTGCATCTATCTCTGATCCTTTAATAATCTTACCTGGATCTCCAGTACTTAATCCGTCTTTTAATGTAAAGTTAGTTGCTTTTGTATAATCAGACATAATAATCCCTAAACTGTTTTACCTGCTTTAACATAAATATCTATTTTTTGTATTGACAATGGATTTTGATTTATATCTGCTTCAAACCCTAATTGCATAATAGAACCTGAACCACCTAAGTTACTGTTAACTTCTTCAAGAACTAAACCACTAGAAAACTCTGCAATAGCGTACTCACCAATGTTGTACTCATAAACAGAACCAGTTTGTAGTTGCTTGGTTATTGATCGATATGAGTTAATGTAATCAAATCCATACTTTAACGCTACGTCCTGACCAACACCACCTACTACTACAAAGTTACCTTTCTTTAAAAACTTTATAGTTGTTGGGCTACCTAAGTCAAAGTAATTAGTGTAGTAACGTAGTCTATAAGTATCCGCATCATCTAAGAACCCAAAGTATTTACCTAAGTAACCTTCTTTACCTAGAAGAAGATCGCCTGTATAAGTGACGTGTAAGGCGGTGGGTTCAATGCTATCCCAGATAGTAACCCTTGCTGCACCATTCTGTAGTCTACCTCGCAGATCAAAACAAAATACATACTTAGATGTTGGTAGTGTTAAAATATAAAAAGCATCTTTAGGATAGTAAGCTGCTTTAATCTTTTCTTTATTAGATTCTGATTCTACATATGCAACTAAGTCATCTCTAACATTAAATGATATGTCATTAATTGGTGCTGACTTTTCCTGAATAACACGAGCAATACTTCTTACACCTGTGTCAGACAAGAACATAACATCCGTACCTGTGTTGACAATACTATCTCTAGCAATACATCCTACGTTAGCTACTAGATCTACTAACTCTAATCGAGTAACATCAATAGGGTTAGCGTAGACAGCAATGTTTCTTCTACCAAATATAATTAAGAAACCGTTGTGTGCTGCTAGTCCTACTATCTCGTCTCCGTTAGGAAACACATCAATCAATGACAAGTAACCTGAGTCACCTGTTGCTAGGTTAGTACCGTCTAGTAACGCACTAAAGTAAAGTGTTTGTTCATCATTAACAATGTCTGCCCACCATGTTCTACCATATGCGCCTATAACTACATTAGGCTTAAAATCACTAGGAGAAGCGTAGGTGGTAGGTACTGAGCCAGCATCGCTAAGTAAGTTAAAACCATAAGCACCTGTGTGTGCATGACTAGCTCCTAGTTTGTGATAGACTAACGGTAAGTGTCCTGCCTGTGCTAAGTAAGCATGAGGACTAATATCCGGTCCTTCACCAAACACAATACTAGCACCCATCCAATCGTTACCTGTGATGCTATAAGCTGTTGTACCTGTTCCTGCTGCATCAGCTACTGTTGTGTTTACTTCAGTAACTAATGTACTTGCACCACTAGCTCTTGACAGTATTAAATTATTACCTGCGCATAGCGTTACATCTGTCTCAGGTATGTTATAAATAAACTCAATGTCGTTTGCTACTAGATCAGAGTTAGTAGAACTGTTTACTTTCTGCCAACCTCGCCTAGCACCGATACGACCAAACTTATCTATGACACAGTTGTATGCTTCTAGTGCATAGCCTGATGCAAGATCAACACTGCTTTCTTGTGTATTAACACCTAAAAAACCTGGTGCTGATATTGTTGATGATTGTAATCTACCAGCCATTAGACTTGATGCCAAACATATTCGTCATTCTGTCGGTGTGCTGCCATAGCTATATGATCTGCTAAAGACAAATCAGCCATTGCAGTAGCTTCTTGTGCAGCTAGTCCACCGTCTTCACCACGCTCTGCTACAGCTTGTGCGTAAGCATATTTAATTACAGGTTCAGAAGGAACAAGTAACTCGTCTGCTCCTGCACTCAGAGGTTCTTGTGGTTTATAAATGTTAAAGTAAATGTTGTAAACACCGTCAGGTACTGGATACAAATCAACCTGTGTATCTCCGTTATTAACACCATTAAAGTTGTAGTGCGTTGGAGACCCTTTAGTTACACTGGCATTTAGAAGATAGTTAGTCATAACGCTAGATGTAACAGGCTGTAAAAAGATATCATCTTCAGAGTGAACTACATCCATAACCCTAAAGCGTTGACCCGCACCAGTAAGAACATAGTTAAACAAATCATCAGCAGTAGTTACTGTTAATGTTTCTGTTAGTACGTTCCACTGAAAAGAATCTTCTACCATTCTTTTAGCATCGTTAACAAACTTACCGATAAGTTTAGAGTACGGAGTATCTGTTGTAGCAGTTACTTCGTCTTCTCTCAGTCTTATTAGTACGTCATTAACTAAATCTAAGTAGTTCATTATTTACGCCTTAGTAGCTTGGTCTTCTTATAGGTCTATTTCCGTTTACTGGTTTCTTTTTCTTTTTACCGTATCCTGGCATATCTATCTCCTATGAGTGAAATTGTGTTGCTAATGATGGTTTTAATTCCATAGTTACTATGTAAGTAATTTTGCTTTCTGTACCGCTATTCTTAACTCTTAGTACATCGTTCTCTTTTAAATCTATCTGTAAGTCTTTTAACAACAAATACTCACCATTAGTTGCTTGTAATGCTTTAGCATGAGCTAACGGATACTCTGTTGTTGAGTGACTGTCGTACCAATATAAATCTGCGTCCTCATTACCAGCAGTAGCTAAGATATAAATCATGTGTATCTCAGCAGTGTTTTTTGCTGGGACAGTATACATAGGAACTTTATCGCTTAGGTTTTCTCTTGTTATTACTGCTGTTACGCTTCTTGCCATGAATTATTCTTTCTATTGAGTTGACAAACCCTGCCCAGATCTCTTGTGGGCTAGGAAGTAACCACCCTAATACCAACAACAATAAGTACCACATTGGTACATTAGTATTATTTTGCACTAGGCTATCTACTTTAGATGTGTTAATGCTGGTGTCGTTTTCCTTCTGACTAACATTAACATTCTCACCTTCGATCTTGGTGTTGTCTTGTTGACCTACTACCTGCTGTGTATTCTCTTTACCTACCTGAGCATTAGCATTAACATTAGTACCAGATTTACCTGGCATTATAGCTTTAGCAATACCTAAAGCGGTGCATCCTTGTATAAAAAATATACCACATATTGACAATAAAGTCAAGTACTTTGTAATCATCTGTTCATAATTAAATCTACTAGCCACCCAAAGGAAGCACCTAATATTAATAGCAGTACGCCAGCACCTTTCCATTTAGTCACTAGCTCAGTCATTCCTTGAACGTCTATACGCAACTGTTCCATCTGACGCTGTAAAGACTCTACCTGAGCTTCTAGCCTACCTATCTGTTGGTTTAGATCTTCCATTACGTAGTTCTGTTCTTTTTAGGAAAGCCTTTTTTCATATTGGCATAAGCCTTAGGACTAACTGTACTGTTGCTTGCAGAACGAGAAGTACCTGCTTTTTTACGTTTATTAATGTTTGCGTATAACCCTTTTTTCATTACTATTTCTCCTTATCTTTTTATTACCATTTCACCTTATTAGCCTAGTATGCTGCTGAACATTTACCTTTTGCTATATTCTTAGCGTGTCTTGCTTTGAATGATTTACGTCTAGCTTTTTCTTTAGCACTAGAAGGATTTTTACCAGCACCGGATACACCTTGCTGACCAAACCTTATAGTTTTTATTGATCCGTCACCACATTTAGCCACAACAACGTGTGACTTAGTAGGATGATTAGGTGTACGTTTAGGTTTGTTATAACCTGATACACCTGCTCTTTCTAGTCTACTGTCCTTCTTCACTCTTAGCCTCCAGTAACTTTACTCTAACGTGTAAGTCTGCGAATCTTTGAAATATCTCTTCTTTTAACTCATGTCTTGCAAAAGCATTACCAGGACTAGGAATAATCTGTCCTTGTGGATCTACTAACATCATCATGTTAGCTTGCAACAGTTGTATCTCACCTCTTAACTCATTGACGTTACTAATAACCCACCACATCGCAGCAAGCATTACTGGTATGATTCCAGCAAGTAACGTAGCTAAGTCAAAGTTTTTCACTCAGGCCATCTCTGGTCTTGTACTACCGCAATAAAAGCATCCATGTCTGCTGCTGCAGTAATAGCTGTTTCTAGTCTAGTACACTCAGCAACAATAGCTGCACGTTTAGTCACTACGTCTGCTGGGATATCTATGTCTCTTTCAAACTTACGAGTTACCATCCAATCAGTCTGAGCCAGCATTTTTCCTGCGGTGTCTTTAACTTGGAGAATCCATGTGTACTTTAAACCTCTAGTCACTAGACGCTCTTCAGTGTCTACCATTACAGGTGGATCTTGTGTTTCATCTAAAACTTGCACCCATACTGGATCACCGTTCTCGTCAACCTCTTCCCGATCCTCTAGTGCCTTAGGCATGGTAGCGTCACCATTCCAGTAGAACCTATCATCTGCTCTTACTGGATCAGCAACCCATGTAATCCCTAACGATGTTCTGTCTGCCTCAGTAGAAAGAGTTAGCCAGTTAGATGGATACTGAGTACCACCTATCTCAAAGCTGGAGTTTTGTCTTAGTGCCTTAGTACCTAAGTAATACATTGTTTACCTCGCATTAGCGTTTTTAAAAGGATTCTCGGCAAATGCCATGTAGATGTATGTATGTGCGCCATTTGTGCGACTACCAGTGCCTCTTAGTTTAAAGCCATTAGACAGCATATCAATTCCATTAGTCGATATGGTTGCTTCTGCATTGGATAAATTCGGATACAAACCAAGCTGAGATAAATTGTATTCACTACGAGCATTGTCATAAATAACCCAGTTTTCTGCTGCAGTTATAATTTTAATTATTACAAAAGCAGGTCTAAATCCTGTGTAATTAAATGGACCATCAGTAGAGCCGTTGCCTGTGTAGCTACCGAATGCTGAGTAGCCTTCTACTGAGTGAAAACAATAGGCGATGTAGTCATTCGTTCCATTAGTAATATTGCCTGAGCCTAATGTTATTACACTAGATGTTGGGGCAGTGTTATTCCAGAAAGAAGAAGATGTTGTTGCGGCATTGGTCAGATTTAAATACAGCCCTTTAGTTGCAGGAACGGCTTGATGATAAACCGCCCAGTCTTGCGTCCCACCACTCCGTTGTTTAACAAACACCATCTCAGGCGTAATACCGAGTCCGTGACCTACGGTTGCCCCAGATGTGCTGTTTCCTGTGTAACTAACAATACTAAATCCAGCCGTAGTGTTTGCAGAGACTGTAGAAGTTATTGCACCGTCTGTGTTACTAACACCAGAGCCGTTGGCTTTCCAGTTCCATGCTGCGTAAGTTCTGTTTAGGAAATTAAGTGAGTTTGTCCCAGAAGGTACGTCAGTTGTAAAACCTGAATCTACTAATGCTACTTCAACTGTACCATACTGGCTTTCAGCAGCGCTTGTGTTTGACCTAAGAGCTATGTCATCCCCACGTAATACATCATATAACGCATGGTTTTGAGCATCACTCCTAGTTTTAATCCAAACAAAATCTGGAGTAAGTTCAGTATCTATTGTTCTTGGATTAACATCATCACCCGTATACAACACAGTATTAAAGTAATCTGATCCTTTCTCAATAGTCGAGTCAGGCAGGTTAAACGTGTTGAGCTTTAAGAATCCTGTTGGTGGTGTGTAAGCAAATGGGCGTTGACCGCAATTTAATGAAACATAACAACCATTTGCATTGCTTCCAGCAAAAATGTGCCATGCTTGATTAGATAAATCAGTCCATATTGCCCCAGTTTTTGACGCCCCGCTTGTTGGGTCACCTGAGTTCATCCATGTATTGTTCTTGGCAAAATAGATGGCATTGTTATCCATGTCTAACGCAACGCCTAATATATCCCCCGCACTTAAAGATTGCGCTGCGCCTGAACCTGCCGTGCCACCATCAGTTAACCAACTTGGAGAGCCGTTACCATCTCTCCATGTGCGCCTAAATGATTGAGTTCCTGCTTGATTCCACCCATACGCAATTCCAAGCTGATTGTCACCATTACTATTTTTTGTAAATTCAAAATAATATTTGCCAGAAGTTACCGCAATTGTTCCATGTATAGAGTTACTTGAGCCTGATACCTTTAAGTTGGCTTCTGATATAGAACTTACAACTGTGCTTGCAATAGGATTCAATGTAGCAAAGTTACCAGCGTTCTCATCAACCAGACTTGGTGTGTCCTTCATTAAGTCATAGGTTGTCTCAGACTCACCGTTACTGTTGATGTTGTTAGGCAGCCAGTTGTTCTTGTTACCTGACGCATCAAAGTTAAATCGAGCATCAGCAGTGTCTGCAAACGCCATGTAGAGGTAAGTGCCACCAGAGGCATTTCTACCAGAATCGGTGTCTTCTAACGTAAAACCATCAGAATCAAAACTAACTCTTAAACCTGTAAATTCTGCTGAACTATCGTCTGCTCTTAATAAAGGAGGTGTTTGTGGATCACGAACGCTATCGAATATTTGCCAATTAGTTGTGCCATTTGTTCTTTTAATTATCAACCAAGCAGGTCTAAACCCTAAACCAGTTACTGAATTCCCTGCAGTACCTGTACCTGTGTAGCTATCAATCTTGCTGTATCCAGCAACACTGTGGAAACAGTAATTTATGTATCCTTGACCACTTTGATTAGTTGCGCCACTATTAAGAAGAGAAAATACGGATGAAGTAGGTGCAGTATTATTCCAAGCAGTTGTACTTGAACTTGCTGCAGCCGTGCTATGTAAACTTAAATACTGTCCTGCGCCAGTTATACTGGTATATACAAACCATCCAGACGTACTAGTTCGCTCTTTGACAAGCATTATATCAGGAGCAGAACTCAAACCGTGACCAACAGTAGCTGCTGCTCCAGTACCTTCATAACTAACAATACTAAAACCTTTATCAGGATTTGCTTTAACTGTAGAATCACTTGTCCCTACTTCATTTAAAACTGGATCATTATCACCAGCATCCCAGCACCAAGCTACAACTGAGTTACCAGAGCCATTAGTTGGGTTGTCCGTTCCTAATGTAAAACCATCCGAGTCAAACGATTGTAATGATGTTGGATCAGTTACCTCTGCATTTGTTATATCTGAATACAGTTCTTTTCCAGCGCCTCTAACCGTATCAAAAAGCCTATGGGACATCGAAGTATTTCTTAGTTTTGTCCAAACAAAATCAGGAGAAAAACCAACACCATCAATACTTTGCGTAGCACCAGTGCCTGTGTACAACACTGTGTTGAAACCGTCAGCTTGTGTCGTAGGCTTCATCGGTAGATAGAAACCATTAGTACCGTATGTGCCTGTGTACTCTTTAGCCTTCCAAGTACCGTTGGCATCGTACTCACCAAAATCTGTTGGAGCTAATGCTTGACCGTCAATTAAGTTTACTTCTGTTAGGTAGCCATCAAAGAAATTGTTTAATGTTGCGCTTGAGTTTGGGCGCTGACATCCTATTAGTACCCTGACCGTGTTGTTTACAGAGGTGTCGTAATTTAAGGGCCAATCATCAGGTGCGGTAAATGCTGTAACTCTTTCGCTGTTTACGAAAAGTTTAACCCTGTCCTCAGCCGTAGCATTTGTTGTATCACAGCTCACCAAAATGTGATACCAAGCACTAGGGTCTCGATACACAGCGACTGTATCATAAAGACCTTGAGTCGTACCGCTTTGGTCTATAACCCTAATAGTGTCGTCTGATTTAAGCTGAATACCAAACTGCTGAGAACCATTAAAGTCATCCCTTTGTTGGAAAAGCTCTTGCGTTGCACCAAGCGTTCCACGCTTAACCCACCCACTCCAAGTCCAAGTTTTTCTATTACCTGCGGTAGCTGGAGTTCTATTTAAATAAGCAGACGCAGAACTACGAAACCTTAGACTATCTGTGATCTCATAGTCATCACCAGATGCACCAAAGCCAACAGGCAATAAACTCATGCAAAGCTCCTGCTTACTGATACATAAGCATTAGTGCCGTTATCAAAGTAACTAAGTGTGTAGACACCAGCAGTTGAGATAGCTGTTAAGTCAGCAGCGTTAATCTTAGTGGTGGCTGCAGCAGCAATAGCGTGACCACCGGAGTTGTCTAACCAAATAAATCCACTCTGTCCTGCTGTGTGGTTTGTAAACGTTAATGTGCCACCACCAGTGGGTGTGCAACTAAAGTTGTTAGTCACGTCAAGGTCAAACGATAGATCGTTATCAGTAGTAACTGTGCCTCTAAACGGTGCTGTAAGTGTGTCTGCTGTGTCAGCCTTAAGTGTGTCGGCATCAAAGCCTTGAACAGTAGAACCTATGTCAGATGACTGTAACGCACTATCAGCCAGTGTACCCTGTGCAGCAGTAGCGTAGTCTGCTGAATCAAATGCTTTTACTTGTGCCAGGTTAGTGACTTCACTATCCATTAACGCACCAGCAGCAGTTACGTTATCTACGTCTGTTGCATCAGCAGCAGTCTCTATACCAGATAGTTTTGTTTGTTCTGCGTCAGTAAATGCGTTAGTGTCTGCATTACTTTCGTATGCTGTTTTAATTTCACTTGCTGTTTGATCTGCAGTAGCAGATGCTTCTATGCCATCTAACTTAGTATGGTCTGCATCAGTAAATGCGTTAGTGTCTGCGTTGCTTTCGTAAGCAGTCTTTATTTCACCAGCAGTTTGATCTGCTGTTGCAGCAGTTTCAATACCTGCTAGTTTAGTTTCTTCAGCAGTAGTGTAGGATGCAGTAGTTGCGTCTAGTACAGCAGAGTGTGCTTGTACGTCAGAGCCAATAGTTAAACCAAGATTAGTTCTTGATGTAGCAGCACTAGCAACGTCAGATAAGTTATTAGCAGATTGTAGTCCACCACTTCCTGTGGTAATAGTTTGCCATATTGATCCATTCCAGACATAGATGATATCGTCAACTGTGTCATAATACATAGCTCCTTCAGCTAGTGCATCACCATCGTTATCAGTAGTAGGAGCAGATGACTTAGCACCTAAGTACCTGTCATCAAAAGAATCTAATGCTAATTCTGCAGCAGCTTGAGCAGTCTCTGCATTAGTCTCTGCTAGTTCTGCAGCTACTTGTGCTGCCTCTGCAGCAGTCTTTGCAGTTTCTGAGTTAGTTGCTGACGTAGAAGCATTACTTTCTGAAGTAGCAGCAGCAGTGGCAGAAGAGGACGCAGCAGAAGCAGATGTAGCAGCTTCAGCAGCTTTAGTTGTGGCTACGGTAGCCTGACTAGCAGCGTCTGTTGTAGCGTCTCCTGATCCACCTGGTCCTCTATAAATAGCCATTATACGTCCTTACTTGTTTGCAATGTACATCGTGACTTCAAAACCAAATCTCATTTCAGTGTATTCAGGCTTAGTCCACATAGTGTTTCCTTTGTCGTAGTTTTAGTAGTTGTTGTTTCTTGTGATTATCTAGTTCACGCTTACGGCAGAAGTCTTGCCAAGACATAACACCCTCCTATAAAGAAAGATGCGTTCCTTCGGTTTCCCTACTTCCGTCCTAATGGATGAACGAACAATAATAAAACTCCCCAGACCTTGTGAGCCTGGGGAGATACCTACTTAATTAAGCAGGAACAGCTAGAGCAACAGCAGCATCGTCACGAAGCTCAGCTACACCGTAAAGCATATCTGATGTGAACAATGTACCGAGGTACTCTTGCTTGTACTGGGTCTGAGAACGTACGCCCATCTGCTCAGCAAGAACAAAAGCATCCTTGTGTGCAAGTAGACAGATACGGTCAGTAGCAGAGTTACCAGCAGCCGTGTCAGCATTAGTTGATAC